ATTATCAGCAAAAATTAAACTATTAGAAAATAAATAGATATTTATAAGGGTATAAGGAATTTCTTATATTTTAAACTAAAAAAAAGAGTAAACTAAAATGGGACTTAAATTTAGACGCGGTACGACCGCACAAAAATCCGGTTCGTTAGCATTCGGAGAGCCGTATGTAAACACAGACTTGGGAACATTACAAATTGGTGGAGCTGCCGGTGATATTACACTAGGAGCATCAGGAACAGGAAGTGCAGCTACATTCGCTGGTATTTCAGGTTCATCATTAGACATCACAGGAAACGCAAAAATTGATGGTAATTTAAGATTGGGTGGTAACATTACAATTGGTGATGCAACTGCTGATACTGTAAATGTTGTAGCATCTTTAAGTTCTTCACTTATTCCATCAACAACTGATATATTTGATTTAGGTTCTCCTACTAAACAATGGAGAGACTTATATCTATCATCTGCATCATTATACATCGATGGAACTCAAGTACTTTCATCAAACGCAACAGAATTAATATTTACAACCGATACCGGTCAATCAATTAAATTTAACGAATTAGGTAGTGATAATATTGTACTTCAAACTGTAGATGGAGATATTGAATTAAAATCTTCAGGTGGTGGTGATGTATTATTAGACCCAACAACTGGTTTAATTTCGGTTAAAGGAAACGTTAGCATGCAAGATGGTACGGCTAAATTTTTAAGTTCAGGTGGAACTAATATAGTATTTGGAAATAATTTAGAAGTTACAGGTTCAATTATTACTACTGGAACTATAAACGGATTAACTTTATCAGCGGGAATAGTTTCAAGTTCAGCACAAACAATCGCAAACTTACCAACGGGTGTAGTTTCGGGTTCAGCACAAACAATCGCAAACTTACCAACGGGTGTAGTTTCGGGTTCATCTCAATTAGAAAATGCAAATATAACTAATTTAACAATTACAAATTTAACAACTGTTAATCAAACGGCAAGTGTTGTATTTAGTAGTGGTTCTAACCGATTTGGTGATGCAGGAAATGATACACATTCATTTACGGGTTCAGTACAAGTTAGTGGTTCACTTACAACAATAGGAACATCAACTGCAACATCATTCAATGGTACAATAAATTCAACAAATGGTGTGATATCTGGTTCTTCACAAGTAACTGGCCTTTCAAATGCACAATTAACAAATAGTTCAATTACTATCGGTTCAACTGCAATTTCATTAGGTTCATCAGCAACAACAATAGCAGGTTTAACTTCGGTTAGTTCGACTGGATTTACAGGAGCATTAACCGGTAACGCATCAACAGCAACTACTTTACAAACTGCAAGAGCGATTAATGGTGTAAACTTTGATGGTTCGGCAGCAATAACGGTAACGGCAGCAGCAGGAACTCTATCAGGAGCAACATTAGCATCGGGTGTAACGGCATCTTCATTAACATCGGTAGGAACATTAACTACTTTAACAGTAAGTGGAGCAACCGCAACGGGAGCATTAACAGTAACCGGAGCAGTAACTGCAACAGGTGATATTACGGCATTCTTTACTTCGGATAAAAGACATAAGAATAACATTCAAACTATTCCAAACGCTTTAGAAAAAGTATCAAAATTGAATGGTGTAACTTGGGAATGGAATGATGATGTGAATGAAGTAACAAAATCAACTCCTAAAACAGGTTTGATAGCACAAGAAGTACAAGAAGTTTTACCAGAAGTAGTTAAAACTAGAGATGATGGTTTCTTAGCATTAGACTATTCAAAAATGATGGGTTTAATGGTAGAAGCAATAAAAGAACAACAACAACAAATACATAATTTAACTTTACAAATTGAAGAGTTAAAGAGTTCAAAAGGTTTATAATTAATGTACGATGTTTACTACACTACCGCTGGTGGCCCTTGGTTTAACAGCGGTGCTGATATATGGGTAACAAATTGGATAAAAGAAGTGGCAACTGACTTAGAAGTCAAGCCACTTCTACTATTCCATAGACATAAACCCGAAAACTACGAAGAATTTCCAATTGAAATAGACCATATTTGGGAAACCAATGAGTTAAAAATTGATGAAATTCTTAAAGGTGCAAGAAAAATACATATATTACATGGCCATTACACCCCAACTACTGCGGTTCACAATAATTTAGAAAGGATTGATTCCATTGTGTTTCATAATCTTACAAAAGTGTCTTTAATGGCACAAATGGGAAAAGATGAATATTTACATTGGTATGGTAATTGGGAATATGAATCTGAATTAATAAACAAAATTAAAAATAAAATTTGGGTAGGGTTATACCATTTTCCATATCAAACGGAAAATTTATATCACATACCAAATAATTATACATTTACACAAAACAAAGAACTTTCAAACTCAATTGAATTAGGATACGCAGCTAGAGTTGAAGGTAGAAAAAATGTTGAATATATGGATGGGTTAGGTGGATATATTTCTACTAATTCAGAAACATTTAATAAATATTACCGAAAGAAATATGGTTTTAAATTTGAAAAATCAAAAATTTATAAGTTTAATTACACATTTAAAGAAAGGTTCTATGAACTTGATTGGGGAATCTCTCATTCTTGCTTTCAGCACGAACCCTTCGGATACGGAATATTTGAGGCAGTTGATTACGGAAAACTTCCCATACTACATGAGAATTGGCATGTTCCACTTGACTATAAATACAAAGCTAGTGATGCGGAAACATTTAAGAAAACCTACAAAACAATTTGTGAGGATAATTACGAAACACGTAAAACAGAACATCAAAAACTAAAAGATTGGATGATTAAAAACTTTTCTAATAAAGATGAGTGGAAAGAAAAACTTTTAGATATTTATAACGGAGAATAACACATACTAATATGCCAAAAACTAATTTATCTTTAGGAAACTTATTTAAAGCAACATCAGGCTCAGATAGACTTTCAGCACCTTCATCATTAAATGCAAGAAATGCATCCGCAGGAACTTCAATTTCTATCGGAGCATTTGCAATTGATTCGGTAACACTAACTCCGCCAACTTTTACATATATTGTAGAATCCACATCTGAAAATGCAACATTTACATTTGGAAGTGCTGGTACTGCACATACTGCAAGAGTTGCTAGTATATCTCAAAACTATACAGTATCATTTAATAATGCAAACTTTACAGTTGGTGGTGCAACATTAGGAGCAACTTCAACGTTTCCTGTAACACCCGCAGCAATTGCAGCATCAAACTATTCCGAAGCTAGTTCAGTATTATCAATGATTTATAACGATAATTTTAATACTGCGGCAACAAACTATAATACTGCAACTACAAAAACATTATACGCAGTTGATGTTTATAATACAATTAACCAACCTGATTTTTGTTTATTATTTGGTACAAAGATAACTTTAGCAAATGGAAACGAAATAAATATTGAAGATTTAAACGTAGGCGATGAAATAAAAGCCTGGGTTCCAACAGGATTACCTGATGAAACCTTTGATGGCACTGATACGGGAGAAACTGAATGGAGATTTTTTAATCAAACAGACATAGTAGGTAATATCCAAAATGTAACTGTTTCTGATTTAACATTTAATTTTGCATCTGGATATTTTTCTCTTAACGATGGTTTAATAAATGCAACAGGAACTCACCCATTATTTGTTTGGGATAATGAAATTGAAAAATATAAATTCAAAAATGTAGATAATATCTTACCTGGAGATAGAGTAATAATGCAAGATGAAACAGAAGTTGAAATTACAAATATAGAAATAGTAACAGCTGATGTAGAAATTGTAACTGTAAATGTGGAAAACGCCGATGTATACATTTCAAATGGTTTAATTTCACATAATAAAGGAACAACAACACAACCACATATACCAGCATCAGGTTTAAGAATGTATTTAGAACCTGCTAAAACTGCATCATTTGCAGCAGGAACACTACCCGCAACTGGTACGCCAGCAGTGGATGTATTAGATATGAGTGGATATGGAACAGGTGTTAGAGCTGGTGCACAATTTCCTTTATCATTAGCAAGTGGTAATCCATCGTATAATAGTGGTGCAAGTAGAAAAGAAAGATATTACTCATTTAACGGAACATCAAACTTATTTTATAAAGATACTACATCAAATATTAATGGAGGTATAACTCAATTTAACACTAATACAGGTACTATTCACGTTTGGGTAAGACCTACAACAACATTGGGTACGGGTACAAGACACATTTTTGACTATGGTGGGCATTATGGTTTAGCAATTGAATCAACTGATAGTTCTACTTTAAATAGAGTTAAATTCTATGGTAGTACATTAGGAAATAGTGCACAATTAACAACTTCATTATCATCAAACGTTTGGTATATGATTTCAGCAGCATTTCAACCATCTGGAACTGTAACGGTTTATGTAGATGGTGTATCGGTAGGAACATTTACCGCAGCAGCATTTACTGCACCTGCATCTACAAACTATGTAACAATAGGTTCAAATAGTGCAAGAACAACATTTTGGAATGGACAAATAGGACCAGTATTGTTCTATAACACATTACAAACTTTGGCTTTAGTAGACCAAGTATATGATTATTTCTCTCCTAACTACAAATAATAATTTGTTGTTTTGAAATAAAAAATTATATTTATAATAAGAAAATTAAAATTATTAAAATAAATAATTACAATGGCAGACAAAATAGTATCACCAGGCGTATTTACAAAAGAAAACGACCTATCATTTTTACAACAAGGTGTAGCTGATATTGGTGCAGCATTTATAGGCCCTTTCAAAGAAGGACCATTAGTACCAACAATCGTAAATTCACAATCTGATTTCGTACAATTATTCGGGTCAGTTGATGACACGTATTATACTCCGTTAGCAGTACAAAATTATTTAAGAGAAGCAGGAACTGCAACTATTTGTAGAGTAGCTGGAAAAATGGGTTATACCGAAAAAGCTCCTTTATTATTAATAGCATCATCGGGTTCACAATCTGGAGCATTGGGTGTATTATTTAATACATCAGGAAGTGCAATTGGATTTACAGGAACAACTACTTCTGATAGAGATGGTAGTGGCGATTTTTCAATGTTATTAAGTGGTAGTGGTATAGTTGCAACTGGATATAGTGCATCTTTAGAATTATTAGATGATAATAATATCGAATCGGTATTTGGTACATCTCCATACGGTTCAAAAAGAGCTTACTCATACGCATTTTTTAAAGAAAACGGATTTTTATTTAATACAGGCTCATATACATTATCTAATTCAAACGGATTAGGTGTTGGAGCATATACATCTTCATTTGCAGCAAATATAAGTGCAAGTGCAGTTGTATTACCTAATCAAAAATTTAGTGGTTCTTACGGAACTGGTGAAGCTTGTGAAGCTCTTACCCCATATATACAATCTCAATTAATTTCAGGTGATAGATATGATTTATTCCAATTTGAAACAATCACTGCAGGAAACGCAGCAAATACTAAAATAAAAGTTGGTATTTCAAATGTAAAAGCAGCTGGTACAACAAACGGAACTGATTATGGTACATTTACTGTTATTGTTAGAGATTTTAATGATACTGATAAGAAAAAGATAGTATTAGAAACTTATTCAAATGTAAATTTAGACCCTAATTCTCCTAATTTTATTAGTAGAGTAATTGGTGATAGAAAATTATCTATCAATTCCGAAGGCAAAATAACTGAAAGTGGTGATTGGGTTAATAATTCAAAATATATTAGAATTGCTAATTTATATACAACCGCTCCAGTACAAGCCGTTCCTTTTGGACATGGTGCATATCAATTACCTGTAAACGCAGGAGATT